CGTCATAAGCAGATCGGAGAATCGACGTTGCGAGCCGATAAATTCACCAGCTGCCTCGGCCCATTGTTTCCAGTCGTTGAACAACTCGGCCGTCAGCGACTTGGCGTTGGGAACGCGAACGCAGTTCTCGTCCAGCCAGCGGCCGAGCGCGTCCTCGGCCTCGAAATACTCCTCAGTCGCGTCCATCACCTGTTGCGGCGGCTCGAGGCGACCCAGACGCTGCCAGGCGAGACATCCGTCCAGCGCCCACGCCAAAATGCCATCGCGCTCGGCCAGCAATTTCTGTTGCAGATGCTTGTCGCGTCGCTCGGGCGGAATGGTCACCGTGAACGGAATCAGGTGCAGGCGCCGCTTCATCGCCTCATCGATGTTGCGAATCGCTGGCTTGTGGTTGCCCGCCACGAACAACTTGAACTGCGGAAAGAACTCGAAAAAATCCTGACGCATGAAACGCGCCGAGATCTTGTCGCCGCCGGTCAGGTTCTTGACCTTGGATTCCGCCCAGCGCCGACCTTGCTCGGTTTCGATGGCGGCCACAAAGCGGGCACCGCGCAGCCCAGCCATGTCGGTTGGATGCCGGTCGGTGCGCGTTTCCATGAAGGTGTCCATGGGTGCATTCGTGGCGTAGTCACCAAGAATGGTGGCCAGCGTGTTCACGAATACCGACTTGCCGTTTGCGCCCGTGCCATAAAGAAAAAACAAGGCGTGTTCGCGCGTCGAGCCGGTCAGGGCATAGCCGACCATGCGTTGCAGATAGGTTTGCAGCGTCTTGTCGCCTCCGGTCACTTCATCGAGAAACTGCCGCCAGATGGGGCAGTCACCGCGTGGCGTGGCGGTGGTGATCTTGGTCATGCGATCGAGCCGGTCGTGTGGCCGCATCCGGCCATGCCGCAGGTCGATCACGCCGCCTGGCGTATTCAAAAGCCACTGATCGGCATCCCATTCGTCGGTCGTGGCCGCATGACGCCGGTCAGCACGCGCCAGGCGCTCGACGCCGGAAACGGTGCTGGCCGCTGCGAGCTTGGCTGCGATTTTGGGATTGCTGGATTTGACCGACGCGTGGCGGCAAACGTGGCGAACGAGATCCGTCGCCGCCAGGGTGTCTTCCGAACGCCAACGCTGGCCATCCCAGACCAGCCACTTGCCCCATGCCGCCACATAGCGCCAGTCCTGGTGATAGCGGCGAGTAAAGCTCAGGGCCAGTGCGTCCTCGGTACCCCAGACCGTTTCCTCGCCCGCGCTGGTATCAGTTTCAGGTCCGGGTTCATCGCCAATCCGGTGCATCTGAATGCGCGGGCCGTGGACAATGAAGCCGGCAACCTCAAAACCCTCGCCGTGTGCGTCTGCGACGTCCCACCCTACCGGAGCATCTTCGGGTGGATACAGGATGTGGCAGCTCGCAGCCCCGGCCGTGAGGATGGCTTGTGCGGCCCGATCAGCGTACTCCCAACCCGGCTTGTCCTTGTCCGGCCAGATGAGCACGGCCTTACCGACCAGCGGCGACCAGTCGGTCTTCTCAATGGGTGCATTGGCACCATGCATGGCCGTGGTCGCGCAAATGCCGATATCGATCAGCACCTGTGCGCACTTTTCGCCCTCGACCAGCACCACCCGATCGGCACCCACCATGCCGGGCTGGTTGTACAGCGGGCGGGGATCGGGTGGCGCCATCTTGCGGCGCGTGGCGTCCCATGGCCGGAACTCCTTCTTCCCTCCGGGTGGGTCGTAGCGATAGACGACCGCGATCAGTTTGCCGGCAGCATCGCAGTAATCCCACTTGGCAGTGGCCGGACCGAGGTCGTCGACCATAGACGCAGATTTAGCCTTGCGTGCCGGGACCAAGCGCGCGCGTCCCAGTAAATCGGCTGCCTCGTCAAGTACGCGAGGGAAGTCGTTATGGACGCTGGTGCCAAGGCAGGCTGCAATCAGTGCAAAAACATCACCACCGTCGCCAGTCGCGCGATCTGTCCACAGGCCGGCTTTTTCACCGTTGAGCACCACCTCCAGGCTGTCGCCAGGACTGCCCAGTGTGTCGCCGATCAGAAACTTGGTACCGCGCTTTTTGCCAGCCGGGAACAGCGTAATCAACACGGATTCCAGGCGTGCGATCAAGTCGGCGCGAATCTGGTCACGTTCAGTGTCCCGGTTGTGATCTGCGGGATGGCTTGTGTCATTGAAGTCAATCATTCAGCGTCCCCCGCAGACGTGTCCGAAGACTGATCGTCTCGGCCCTGGACTGCGGTGCTGCGCGCGGCCCACGCCGACAGGTCGGACAATCGATAGCGCACCAAGCCACCCATCAGGTAGTGAGGAATGCGGTATTTGGTGCGCATCGCCTGGTCAGCGAACCAGTAGTACGGCAGACGCAGTGCTGACGCTGCCTGCTTGGCATCGATCATCGGCTCGGCGCCGGTAATTGGATGGGTGTGGTCAGTCATTCTTACGTCCTCCAGCAACGGTCTGCCCACGCGCAGAACTTGCATTCAAAATGGGTGGAATCGGTGAACGAGCGCGGCAGCAGTTCCCCCGCCTCACTGGCCGTGATCACGCGTGCGGCGCGATCAGACATGCGCTGTGCCAGCCCCGCATCAAACGGGATCAGCTCGGCGTAGATCTCCATCGTGTCGGCGTTGACGGCGGTGAACAGTGCCGGGTGTTCGTGCAACTCGAGATAGCTCTGGTACAGCGCGATCTGCGCTGCATAGACGGGCTTGGATACCGCCAGCTTGTGTTTCTCGACATCGCGCCAGGACTTGGCACCAAGGCATTTGTTCTCCCACAGCGATGGGTAGGCAAAGCCATCCGGTCCAGAGATCAGCACGCCATCGACGTGGCCACGCAGGCGACCACCGGCCACCGAAAATCCGAACTGGTGGCCATTGGCGTCCTCGGTCTTGAGTTGGAAACCCGCCATGCGCAACCAGCGGATCACCATGTCCTCGGTGCGGTGGCCGCGTTCGAAGATGCGCAGCAGACGGCCGGAGAAACCTTTGCCGTGATCCACGGGTGCCTTGGCGTACTCGTACTGGAGTTGCCGCTCGCAGGCTGCGCCCAGACGCGACGCGCCCAGGTACTCGCGCGGCGGAGTGGCATCCCGTTCGGCTTCCAGCGCAATGTCGAAAAGTTCCTGCAGTCGGCCCGAGAGACTGGCCGATGAATTGAAATCGATCATGGCGACGTCTCCCAAGGCAGGTCGTCCACCATGTCGGCAAACGGGTTCTCGGACAGCGGCGGTACCGACTCGCGGATCGGGTCATTGACCGGCGTCACACCGAGCATGCGCACCGGCGGGTATTTGCTCCGTTCATGCTGCGCGGCCATCTCGTCCACATAGGCTGTGACGATGGCTTCGATCACGGACAGCGCCTCTGCTTCGGAGTAAGCCCCGAGGGGCTTGTCGAAACCGATGGTGGCCGCCGCTTCACCGAAGAACTTGAGGCACATGCGCATGGCGGCTTTTTCCAGAAGCGTGGCATCAACCATGGCGGCCTCCGGTGGCAGACCCTGGTCCAGCGCACGGGTCCAGGACCCGTACAGCGTGTGAAACGCGTCCTGGCAGCGGCGTGAGCAAAACACCCAGTCGATCGGGTAACGCCGGGGGTCGCCCACCCGGTGCCGGTTTTCCGTATGGCCGAAGCCGCGTGCCTGACGTGAGCAGACCCAGCATTTCATGGCGGGCTCGCATCACTGTGCCCACGCCGGTTTGCCGGTCGCAGAGGGTTGGGCCGCACGCGCCGGGGCAGCGAATGCCGGGGTCGCTTGTGCAGGGGCGCCGGAATTGCCACCACCCGTCGGGCTCTTGGGCACGCCGCCCATCAATGCCGCGTAATCCTTGTGATCTGGTTCGATCGCGATCTTCACAACATTGCGGTCTTCACCCTTGGCGTCCTTTTCCACATCGACGCGAGCGATGAACTCGATGCCGTCCAGATCCGCGAAGCTGTTGATCCGGCGCGCGGCAGCCGCTTGCGGCGTGTTGTCCTGCGGGTGGACGTTGCGTGAGCTGTTGAGCGCGGCGCGGATGAAACTGCGTCCCATCTGACCCCAGGTCGGACCCTTTGCGGAGTGCAGGCCGACGTTCGACCACATCTTGCGTTTGGCGAATGGCCCGCCGGTGACGACGAATTCGCAGGCGAGGTACACCGCGCCGGTGTCAAAGGACTCGGTGGCATACCCGCCGGTCCAACCCTGGCTGTGGTCGTCATGGCCACCCGGTTTGATGGTCATGCGCAGCGGCACGACGCTGCCCTTGGGGATCAGGTCGAATGCGCCGTGCTGGGCTTCGGCGTCGTTGAAATCGTTCCAGTTGCTGGCTGTATTGGCGTTCATGATGGGTCCTTGATTGATGGGGTCAGCAGTACGGGTGCGACCGGGGCCGGTTGTTGGCCCAGGCACTTGGCGATGAGTTTTCCGAGGTGGGGCTCCTCGATGGCGTCCAGCCGACCGCTGCGGTCCTTGCTGGGATAGCCGAACGGGTTGTCGGCGCGGGTGACAAAACCCCGGTAGTTGGTGCCGTCGTCGGCCTTGAGGATGGCCAGCGTCACGACCTCATCAAGCACGCCGGGCAACTCGAGCGCGGTCTTGCTGCCTTCCAGTTGCAGCTGGTAGAAGCGCCGGTTGAAGTCATCCATCTTCTCTTCGAGGATGGCGACATAGATGACGTGCTTGTCGCGGACATGCTGCAGGTGCGTGAGCGCGGTGATCATTTCCTGACCCAGCTGTCCATACGCGCCTCGGCTGTCGGGCTTGCCGGTCTTCTCGCTGAACGCCTGCGGCTGGGTCTTGCACCAGGCAAAGCACAGGCGCGAGAGCACGGTCAGGCTGTCAACGAAGTAGGTGTCGTACTTGGCCAGCTGCGTCGGGTCACCAAACTTGGTGCAGACGTGCTCGAAATGCGCCTGCGAGAAAGCCTGTTCAGCGCTGGCGGTCGGCATGGGCCCGGCCAGGAATACCACCAGATCGCGGAACTCCGGCCAGGTGCGCGGACGCACCGTGTCGCCGGTCCAATCCCGCACCGACAGGTCGCCGGCCTCGAGATCCACGAACAGGGTGGTGTTGGTCGGCAGCGTCTTGAGCTGGGAGGTTTTGCCGACACCCGCCGGGCCGACCAATGCAACCTTGGCGCTGTGGCGTTCCTTGAGCCGCTCTTCGGCGGAGATGATTGGGAGTGCCATTACGCCACCTCACGAATCTGCACGACCACGGCCGGATTCCAGAGGATCTGGTAACCGGAGTGACCGTTACGCGAGAACGGCAGGGCTTCTGCCCACTGCTGGCCAGCGTCGGTCAGTTCCCACTCGTCGCGGTCGTTCTTGAACTGAAAGCCCAGGGACTGCAGCCGCGTGTTGATGGCGCGTGCGGACATGCCGACGCGTTCACCGACCTGCGTCGGGTTCAAGCTGCAGATTGGCTCATTGGCCGCCGGCAGCACCTTGCGCAGAGAGTCGACCGCCAGACCCGTGTTCTCATGGATCACCGTCAGCGTTGCCGCCATGGCGATGCCGGGTTTTACGCCAGGGACGCGAGCAATGGCCTCGCCGATGGACAGGATGGCGTTGACCTTATCCTGCGTCGGCGCTGGCAATGCGGCAACTGGACCAACTGACGCATACGACCCAGTCTTGCGGATGGATGGCAGCACCTCATGGGTGACCCAGCGCTTGAAACGTTTGGCTTCGGGCTTGCGGCTGCCCAGTACCAGATTGAACAATCCGGACTCGTTCACCACGGTCATGTCCTGCGACCCGCCAGGGGTGTGAATTGAATTCACCCCCTTTTCGTCATCGTCCAGGCGCTCCAGTGCTTTGCGATCGAGGTTTAGGGTAGACAGCACGTCGGCTGCGACGAACGCCGGTTCGCCGTTGTCACCCATGACAACGCGCACGTTGCTGGATTCAAAGTTGAAGGCGACGAGCTGGTTCATTTCGTCACCCCCACGGCGATGTCGCCAACGGTTTCGGCACCTTGATAGGTATGCTCACGAGCCAGCGTGTACAGCGCCTCGAGGGCATTGCGACGACGATGAATCGCCGAGCTTTCGCGGGACAGTGACTGGATCGCAAACGCGACCTCGTCGAGGGTGGCGTCCAGCAGAGGCTTTTCGACGGTGTTGCCGTAGCGGTCCTCGTAACGGATGCTGCTGGCAAGGTGCTCGCCGACGAAGCCGCCGAGCTTGGCCTGAAGGGTTTGATGCAGGGTTGCGGTTTTCATGCGAGGTTCTCCTGTGCGAGGGCAAGGCGGTAATTGGTCTTGCCGGGTTTGACGGTGCGGGCCTTGGTGAATGTTTCTTTCAAGGTCGAAGGCCACGCGTTGAAGCGGGACTCGGAAATCGAGTAGTCGATGTCGATGAAGTCAGCGACCTTGTCGCCGGTGGCAGCGATGCGTTGGGCGAAATCGGCCAGTGCGGCTTGATCCCACGCCACGCGCTTGGGGACATCGGCGGTGATTCGCAGCGGACCGTCGGTGAAGTGGACGGCGCCGAAATCCTTGCCAGCCTCGAGTCGAGCGGCGCGTGCCTGCTCGCCATAGGATTGCTCCATGGCGGCATCGAACTTGGCGCGGGCCTTCTTCAACCAATCGATGGCGGTGTCGAGGTTGTGATTGATTTCCTGCTTCTGGGCCGGGGAAAGCGCCGCCAATTGGCTTACAGACATCTCGGCAATGTCGGCGGGGAAGATGGTCAGGTCAGTCATGGCCGTCTCCCTCACTGGTACGCACGAG